GGCATTAACGGCTTATTGATAGACCCTTGGAATTACATTGAACATAAAATACCTGTTGGGATGCCTGAAACGTTATACATTTCTGATTCGCTTACTAAAATAAAACAAGCAGCCATAAAATTGGGCATTCATATAATTATCGTCGCTCACCCAGCAAAATTACAAAAGCCATTAGGGCAAAAAAAGTATGAAGTGCCAACAATGTATTCAATTTCGGGTAGTGCGCATTTTAATAATAAGACCGATAACGGGTTGACGGTTTATAGAGATTTTGAAACAGGAAACGTGCAAATTCACATACAAAAAGTAAGATACTCTTGGTTAGGTAAAATTGGATGCGTAGAATATTTTTATAATACATACACGCGTCAATATGAACATATTAGTAACTAGGTTATAACCAGGTTAGTAACCTTGTTACAACTACGTTATAGCATTAAATAAAAGTAAATAAAATAAAAGAAAAAAAAGAGAGGCGCTTGCGCTATTTTTTTGTAATAATTTAACGCTATCTTTGATTTGAAAATAGAAATCGATAGAAATGGCTGGAAGAAAAAAAGGAACACCCAAAACAGGCGGACGCGTAAAGGGTAAACCAAACACAGAACTTATGAGCGTGCGCAAAGTATTTGAGATAGCATTTGCCGAGATGCAAGAAGACCCGAAAGCAAATTTGTTTGCGTGGGGCAAAGAAAACGCAACGGAGTTTTACAAGTTAAGTAGCAAATTGTTACCATTGCAAATAACAGGCGACCCCGAAGCACCATTGACAATGCAAATAACAGGAATGAAAATACTATGATACTATACAAATTCGCCACCCGTTCAAGACCCGAGAAATTCAAACGTGCGATATGCAACATTGAAGACTTTGCAAGTCAACCATTCAAGATTTTAGTAAGCGCAGACGTTGACGATACTACGATGTACAACTTTGAAATGCTCAAATGGATAGGCGAGCGCGACGAAATAACTATTCGCTACGGAAACAAAGTGAGCAAGATTGAGGCAATCAATCGCGATATGGACGACTCGGGTGAATGGGACATTCTTGTAAATATGTCGGACGATATGAAGTTCTTAATACCCGCGTTTGATAAACGCATCGTAGACGCATTTAAAGACGATTCTAAAGGGTTTGTACACTTTCCCGACGGATATACTCAAGACTTGTCAACATTGTCTATAATGAGCCGTAGATACTACGAATTGGATAACTACATTTACCATCCCGATTACAAATCATTATGGTCGGACAACGAGGCGACCGAAGTGGCAAAGATGCGCAATGAATACAAGTTTGTGAATGAGAGAATATTTGAACACCAACATCCAGCGTGGGGCAAGGCCGTCGCGGATGATTTGTTGCGTGAGAGTGAATCGCACTATCACGAAGACAAGATAACATACGATAGACGTAAGGCGATGGGATTTCCAAAATAGACACTAAACACACCACAATATGACACTTTCAATCTTAATTTGCTCACTACACAAGCGGTCGGGTATGATGCACGGCCTTGTTGACGAACTACGAAGACAAATAAACGGAAGCGAAGAAGTAGAAATACTTACACACGTTGACGGCGGAGAAATAAGCACAGGCAACAAAAGAAACGCACTGGTCAACATCGCACGCGGAACATACGTCGTTCACGTTGATGACGACGACGAAGTCGCGAGCGATTACGTTAGCAGCATACTAGAAGCCGCGAAACAAGACACGGACGCTATTGTGTTTAATGGTATTATGACTACTGACGGAACAAACCCAAAGAAATGGTACATATCTAAAGACTTGCCATACAAATCAAAGATAAGAAACGGGCAAGAAGTTTATTTGCGCTACCCTAATCACATCGTGCCGATTAAACGCAGCATAGCGCTGCAAGTACCATTTGAGAATAAATATCGCGAAGAAGACTACAACTTTGCTACTCAACTACACAAGCGTGGATTGATAAAGACAGAAACTTTGATTGATAAAGAACTATACACATATAAATTTGTAAACCACAAGTAAATGAACCACTACTCACAAAACCAAGAAGACATCGCGATACAAAACTACTTTCAAGGTTACATTGGTAAGTTATTGAGCATCGGCGAAAACGATGGCATCACGTTATCAAACTCACGCGCGTTGATTGAATTAGGATGGAAAGCCGACTTGGTAGAACCATCACCGACCGCGTATAAAATGCTAGAAATGTTGTATAAGAAGAACGACAACGTAACAACGCACAAAGTAGCGATAGGAAAAAAGAACGGCTTTACTCAATTGTACGATATGGGAACGCATTTAAACAAGGGCGACACGTCTTTGTTGTCAACTATCAAAGAAACTGAAATGGCACGTTGGAAAGGCACGGAGTTTAAGCCAGTGCGCGTTAAAGTAATGACTTACGACACATTCACACAAGAGCAATATGATTTCATTAGCATAGACGCCGAGGGAATGGACATTGACATCTTAAAACAAATAGACCTAGATGGCGTTAAATGTCTTTGTATTGAATACAACAACGACAGGCACGTTGAATCCGAAATACGCGCATTGGTTCCCGAAAGATTCAAAGAAATATATCGTTCACTTGAAAATCTTGTTTATGCGCTCTAGTTGTTTAGTTAGCGTCGCATCACAAGGACGCGAGAATTATAATAAAGCACAATTAGCATTAATCGAATCGTCTTTGGGTAATTATGAAGGCGACTATTTAATGCGCAGCGTTGATGGTTATTGTAAAAACTATTACGGCGTCAACATCGAACTTGGTTCTTGGCCTGTGACCGAGAAACACGGCAAGTCGTGGCAGCACGCAGATATGCCGTACCAATTCAAGCCATTCGCTATACAAGAAGCACGAGAAAAAGGATACACACGCATTCTTTGGTGCGATTCTACTATTCGCGTAATGCTACCCGTTGAACCGTTATGGGTGCAAGTCAAAGAACACGGCATCTTGGCGTGGAACAATGAAGGACATTCGCTCGAAGATTGGATTAGCGACTTCGCGCTTAATAAGTTAGGCGTTCCCGATGTCATTGGATGGAAACAAATAATGGCTTGTTGCATTATGTTTGATTTCACGAACAAAAAATGCGTTGAAGTATTTGATAAATGGTTGCAAGGCAGCATCAATGGTTCGTTCCATCACGACACATCAAGAAATTTAAATTACAAAGGCAGTAGACACGACCAGGCGTACTTAAGCGCGTTGATGCGTTTGCACAACATACCGATACAAGATTACGGCACACTTGCATACCCGCATCACACACCTATTAAACCGACGTTTCTAAATTGGGGCGTATAAACCACAAAACAACTATATGAAAGCACTTATCACAGGAATTAACGGAATGGATGGCAGCCATCTAGCCGAATTGTTATTGAGTAAAGGATATGAAGTATTCGGTATCACTCGACGCACTTCAAAGCCTATTCACGAGAACATCGCGCACATCAAAGACAAAATCACGTTGTATCACGCAGATATGACCGACGGCGGCTCTTTGCATTTAGCGATTCAATCTTGTATGCCCGACGAAATTTATAATATGGCCGCAATGAGTCAAGTAAAGTGGTCTTACGAAGTGCCAGCAATGACAATGGATGTGAATTGCAACGGGTTACTTCGCATCATCGAAAGCGTGCGCTCATTAGGTATTGATTGCAAAATATATCAAGCAACATCGAGCGAGTGCTTTGGTAAAGTAATGGAGATACCGCAAACCGAGAAAACACCATTCTATCCACGTTCACCATACGGAGTGAGTAAAGCGGCGGCATATTATATGGCGCGCGTCTATCGTGAATCATACGGAATGAAAATTTATTGCGGTTGGTTGTTTAATCATTGCTCACCTAGACGTGGCGAGGAGTTTCTCGAGCGCAAAGTAGCAATGGCCGTGGCAGCGATAGTAAACAAGAAACAAGATAAAATTATACTTGGAAACCTAGACGCAAAGCGCGATTGGGGTTACGCCGTAGAGTATTGCGAATGGATTTATAAGATAATGCAACACGACACACCTGGTGACTTCTTAATCGCAACAGGCGAAACGCATAGTGTGAAAGAGTTTGTACAAAAAGCATTTGAACACGTTGGCATTTTAGATTGGGAAAATTATGTCGAATATGACAAATCATTAACACGACCTAGCGAAGTAGATATATTACTTGGAGATTCAACAAAATCTAAAGAAGTTTTAGGTTTTGCTCCTAAAGTAAAATTCAACGAACTTGTAAAAATTATGGTAGATGCAGAACTTGCCCTTTATAACGTCTAAAGACGAACGACGAATTTTATACGAATATATTGAGGACGAAACATTCAAAGCGGCTAAAGTTGTAGTCGCTTTGTCTGAAATACCGATAGGCGACCACTACCATTTAAAAAAAGAGGAAGTGTTTTTCTTATTGTATGGTTCGTTTAAAGAATTGCACATCGGCAAAGACATAGATTACAATGTTGACGCACCTTGCAAGATTAAAATAGAGCGCGGTGTGTATCACAAATTTGTATTGGAAATAGGAAGCGTCTTGCTTTGTGTAACGACGGCAAAGTTTGATATTAACGACGAAATAAAGTGATAATAGAATTTAATACGCACGGAAATTTAAAGCAAAAAGAAGTTTGCAAGTTGTGGGTTGATTCAACAACAACCGACATCGCATACGGCGGAAGTAAGGGAAGCGGCAAGTCATATCTTGGCGTTTCTCTTATTTTCGGCGATGCGTTCTTGTATCCAGGAACAAACTATTTTATTGCGCGTAAGTCGTTAACTAATATTAGGAAGTTCACAATTCCATCAATTCACGAAGTATTTGCGCATTGGAACATAAGAGCCGACCAATGGAAGTATAACGGGCAAGATAACTACTACGAATTACATAATGGTTCACGCGTGTATTTGTTAGATGCAAAATACTTACCTAGCGACCCCGAATACTATCGTTTTGGTTCAATGCAGATGACACGCGGGTGGATAGAAGAAGCGGGCGAATTTGAAGAAGCAGCAAAAAACAACTTATCGGCATCTTTAGGGCGTTGGAAAAATAATGAATACAAACTAACGGCTAAATTGTTGCAAACGTGCAACCCGTCAAAAAACTATTTATATCGCGATTATTATATACCAAACAAGGCGAACACATTACCATTGTGGCGCAAGTTTGTACAAGCATTGCCACAGGATAACAAGATGTTAAGCGATGGTTATCTTGACAATCTTGAAAGAAACTTAACACCGAACGAGCGCGAGCGTTTACTACAAGGCAATTGGGAAGTAGACACCGACGCGAGCGCGTTGATAGATTACAACAAAATCATTGACACATTCAGTAACAACCACGTCATTGAGGGCCGCAAATGTATAACGGCGGATATGGCGCGACTTGGTGGCGACAAAATTGTAATTATTGAATGGACAGGATTTCGCGGACATATACGATTCTATCAAAAGCAAGACTTGGCAACAACGACGCAGATGCTAGAAGCGGCGCGCTCACGTCTTGGATGCGGTAAGTCTGATATTCTCATTGATGAGGACGGATTGGGCGGTGGCGTTGTAGATTTCTACGGGTGCAAAGGATTTGTAAACAATGCGCGCGCGTTGCCATCACCGAGCAACCCGCAAAAAGACCAAAAAGGAAATATAAAACCCGAAAACTTCGACAATCAGAAATCGCAATGTTATTATAAGTTAGCAGAGCGCGTAAATAACAACGGGATTTACATAACTTACGACGATGACCGCGTGCGTGAATGGGTGATTCAAGAACTAGAGCAAGTGAAACAAAAACGATTAGATTCTGACTTAAAAAAGGGTATTATAAGCAAAGACCACGTCAAGGAATTGATAGGTCGCTCGCCCGATTTTAGTGACGCGTTAATGATGCGTGAAGCGTTTGAAATGATGCCAAGATTCGTGCCTACACCACAAGATGACTATTAATAACAAATTTGTAGTAATTTTACTTTATAATCCTTCACAATGAACATATTTGATAAGTTTCTGATAAATCTAACGGAAAAACGCATCGACAAATTAGTTGGAACGGCGCAGATGCTACCATCTACACTTCGCAATGGTTATCTTGGCAATAATCCGCCGCCTATGTATGGTGATGTTGTAACCTGGCAAGGTCAAAACGGCGTTAACCAAGTTAAAAATGGTTATTGCGCAAACGATATAGTTTATTCAATTATTCGTTTGATAGAAGAAAAATGTAAGCAAGCATCTTGGGCAGAGTACGAAGTAATTGACGAACAAAAATATAAGCAATACAAAGGGATGTTAGCGCGTCCCGACTTGATTCAAGATTGGGACAAAGTCGCAGAGATTAAAGAAGCGGCTTTAAGATTAGTTAAAACACCTACAAAAGTGACTGATTTGTTATTGCACCCGAATGATGAAGATACTTGGGGCGATTTAATAGAACAAATGGTCGGTTTTAAACTTATCACTGGTAATACTTACGTTTACGGCAAGAAGATTTTAGCGGGCAAGAATATAGGAATGCCTAACAGTCTACACATAATGCCGTCGCAATATATGTCGATAATTGCGAACTTAAACGAGTTTCCGATTAACATTACAGGCTATCAACTCTATATGCAATACATTCAGATGTTTGATAAAGAGGAGATATTGCACGATAAATACTTTAACCCCGAGTGGTCAATCATAGGATTGCAATTGTACGGCTTATCGCCACTACAAGCAGCCGCAAAAGTATTAACACGAAGCAACGAAGGCAAGAACGCAAGCGTTGCCGCATACAAGAACGGCGGCCCTAAAGGTGTGTTGTTTGTAGATGACCAACGATATGACGGAAACGTTGCCGTACAAGAAGCAATGGCCGTGAGAAAGAAGTTAGCGCAGTTTCAAGGTAGTGACCAATTCAACCAGGTTGCAACGAGTGGATACAAAATGGGATTCACACCGCTTGGTTTGTCGCCTGTCGATTTAGATTTGTTGAACGCAGAGAATATGGATTTACGCGCACTTTGTAATGTTTATCAAGTGCCGTCACAATTGTTGAACGACCCCGATAATAAAACATTTAGTAACACAAAAGAAGGTGAGAAAGCATTGACGGTGCGTTGTGCCATTCCCGCGCTTGCATCAATTCGCGACCAATTCAATCGTAAATTTCAAAAGGATTGGAACGCTAAAGGGCGCGTTATTGATTTTGACACAAGTGTTTACACCGAATTACAAGAGGGCAAACTTGATACCGTTACTTGGCTTGAAAAATCTTGTTTAACACTTGAGCGCAGATACGAAATACTTGGCGAGAAAGTTCCCGAGTGGATGGATGAGCAAACACGCAGAACGATTTTAGTTCCGTCATCAATTACAACGCTTGACAACATTGAGAATCCGCCTATTAATTTGCCATCGGGATTGAATCCATATTCTAAACCAACACCACCCGCGAAATAGTGAGTTACTACTCGACATATAAGAACATCGTTTTAAAATTACAAAACGCTTATAGGCCGTTAATTTACGCGTGCCTACAAGAACAAATCGACGCGTTTATAGTAGAATACAAGAAGAATCAGCACGCAATACCGACCGATTTACCAACGCAACCATTGTATGATACATTAATGACAATGTACGAAGCGGGCGGCATAACAATGGCAAACGTGACACAAAAAGACATTAAAAGACAAGTAAAAAAAGACGATAACAAAGAAGAAGAATCGTTGTGGCAATATATAATTCGCAGATATTACGAATTGTTTTTAATGACTGATATTGTGCAGCCAATAACGAATACAACGTTTAATCAGATTAAACGCATTCTATTACAAGGGCAAGACGAAGGTTGGGGAATCAATAAAATGGTGGCAGCGTTAAAAGATAGCGACATCACGCGTCAACGCGCAGAATTAATCGTGCGTACGGAATCAATGCGCGCGTCAAACGTCGGTGCAATGATAGCGGCGGCGGGTTCTAGTGTTGCCGTAATGAAACAATGGATTTCAGCACAAGACAAACGCACAAGAAGGATTCCGCGTGACCAATTCGACCATTTACATATGAATGGCGTTGCGGTTGGATTTGACCAACCTTTTGTTGTGCCGTCAACGAGCGCACTCGACGCGATGCAATACCCAGGTGACCCGAACGGAAGTGCGGGAAACGTTTGCAATTGTCGATGTGTTGTTGCGTTTGTGCCGATTAGAGATGGACAAGGACGGCCCGTTCCTGTTGAAGAATATCGACCACAAAACGCAAGCGAGTTCAGACAATTATATCAAGCAGCGCAAGTGAATAGAAATATATTTGCATAAATGAAAAAATAACTAATTTTGTAAAAACAACGAGTATGAAGAAGTACGAATACAAAGATATGGTTGGCGATGTGGTGGACGTTGACACCGCGTGCCGTAAAGTTAAGGCCGTATGGTCAAGAATGGGAAACGTGGATTTGGATTCGGATATAATTATGCCAGGTGCGTTCACAAAGACAATTGCTGAGTGCGGCCCAATGGGTAAGAATCAAATATGGTCTTTGATTGACCATAAAGCAACAATGGGCAGCGTAATAGGTAAGCCGAGCGAATTGTACGAAGAAGGCGATATGTTGGTTGCCGTTACTGAAATACTTGACACCGAAGTGGGTGAAGATGTTTTAAAAATGTACACGGCGGGATTGATTAATCAACACTCAATTGGATTCGCAACAATCAAAAGCGATTGGCAAGACCAGGAACAAACAGTAAGGCAAATTAAAGAAGTAAGATTGTACGAAGGTAGTGCGGTGCTATGGGGTGCAAATCCATTGACACCAACATTGGCAATTACGAAAGATTATTTTACAAATGAGATGGCCGACACATTAACACAACGATTTGAGAAACTATCAAGCATAGCAAAGAAAGGAACTTTTACCGATAAAACTTTTTCCTTATTGGAAATCGAAATAAAACAAATACAAAGTGCAATAGACGAATTGCTCACTTCACCCGACCGCAAGAAGTCAGTAGAGCCGAGAAATGAAATACTAGAAGCCTTAAGACAATCAAATTTAAAACTTTCTAAATTTATTTAAAATGGACAATCAAATTTTAGCCGAAGTAGGTAAAATGACCGAAATGGTAGAAAAAATTAAGACCGAGAGCGAAAAGCAATCGAAGGATTATGGCGCATTAACTGCCCAAATCGACGCTAAAATGGCTGCATTTGCAGCAAGCGCAGAAGCAAAAAGCAGCGACGAAATTCGTGCTTTCCAAAAAGAAATGCAATCTCAATTCGATTCTTTGGCTACAAAGTCAAATGTTATCGGTGAGAAAAAAGAGCAAACCCTTTCAGAAGGAATTGCAGAAGCATTGAGCGGAATCAATTTCAAAGAAGGAATTGACAACGAAATGACTCAAAAATTACGTTCAGATAGAAAGTTCCGTATTGAACTTCCTAACGTAAAAGCAATGGGATTGAACAATTTAGTAGGTGACCCACAAGCAACCTATTCAATTCGTCAAGCAATTTTGCCAGCACAAAAAATTAACTTCCGTGATTTAACCCCAACGGTTAACACTGAAACTGGTTTGTATGTGTTCTACAAAGAGCAAGTTGCATCAAACAACATCGCAGTACAAAGCGAAGGTTCTACCAAAGCAGAGAACACTTATTCTTTTACTGAAGTTAAAGTTGTTCAAAACTACCTTGCGGGTTATTCAACTTTCACAAAGCAAATGGCTACAAGTTTACCTTGGTTGCAATCAACTTTACCAAGAATCTTGATGAGAGATTTCTTTAAGAAAGAGAATGCAAGTTTCTTCACAACTGTTAGTGCCGCTGCAACCGTTACAACAAGCGCAGAAACTGACAACGTTAAGAAAATCATCGATATGATTGCACAACAAATGGATTTGAACTATAACGTTTCTTATGGTTTAGTTTCAAACGCAATGATGGCATCTTTGCTTAAATCTACTTACACAAACGGATACTATTCTGGTGCGGGTGGTTTAACTTTGAATGCAAGCGGAACAGGTGTGACAATCTTCGGAGTACCTATCCTTCCTGCATCTTGGGTTACAAATAACAAAGTATTGTTAATCGATACTGATTACCTAGAGCGTGTACAAGTTAAAGGTCTTGCAATTGAATTAAGTTACGAGAACGGAACAAACTTCGTTCAGAATTTAGTTACTGCAAGAATTGAGTGTCAAGAAGAAATCAACTTAATGTTGGGTGCTTCTGCCGCTTACGGAACACTTGCTTAATCTTGGTGTGGTTTAGTTTATAGTAAGAACCCTTGCAGAAATGCGAGGGTTTTTTTGTTTATATTTGTGTATGCGAATACTATATTCTGC